ACCACAACAAATATTCTTTAGTAGACATGCAGTAACAATGTTAGAAGCAATACTATGTCACGAAGAACACACAATAACAATAAAAGATATAAAACATGGGAAAAAAAATACTATTCAAAATAGCAGAGAGCATCTTACCAAAGTTGCTTGAAGTAACAATAAAACTAATAGAAGAATTAATTAACGCCGATCTCGACAACGATGGCAAAATAGGTAAATAATATGGGACCAATGTTAGGAGCTGCAGCACCAGCAGCCGCAAAAGGAATAGGTGCACTAGGTAAAGGATTAATAGGAGGACTAGGAAATATAGTAGGAGGATTATTTGGAAACAGATCAAGAAAAAGAGAAGCACAAAGGCAAAGAGATTTTTCAGAAAGTATGTGGAATAGACAAAACGCATACAATACACCAGCTATGCAAATGAAAAGGTTAAAAGAAGCAGGATTAAACCCTGCATTAATGTATGGACAAGGTACAACAGGAAACGCAGAAAAGGCACTACCCTATCAACAGGCACAAATAGAAAGTGTAGGAGCAAATTTCGCACAAGCAACAGCAGCAGGAGCCCAAGCAAGTATAGCAAATTCACAAGCTAAATTAAACAACGCAAATGCAGCATATCAAGGTATAGCAGGAGCAGTAAAAGCAAAAGAGTTTGGATTAGCAAAAGAAATAGCAGGTTACACAATGGATAATTTAACAGCAGATACAAAGTTAAAAGGATTTCAAGCAGTAAACACAGCAGTAGATTCAACACTTAAACAGTCAAATATAAATCTTAACAACGAACAAATAGAACAAGTTAAAGCAACAACAAAAAAGATTGTAGAAGATACCAATTTAGTAAAAACAGTAATAGAGAAAGATTACGGAAAATATGGCAAAAATACATTCGAAAATGGTGAAATATTATTAAAAGGCTTAGGAGTAAATACAGAAAGCGTATTTGATGTATTAGGCGCTTTATCAGCATTAGCAATAACAAGAAATCCAGCCGCTTTAGGAAAAATAGCAGGTAAAGCAACATCAAAAATAGGTCAAGCAATAGCAAATGTAAAAGCTTATTGGAATATAAAATTCGGAAAGAAAACACCAGGACAAAAAGCAGCAGGCAATTGGAAATATAAAGGACCAAAAAAATAATTAAATAAATAAATATGAACAGATACAGAACAAAAAGACGTTACAAGTCAAAAAGATCAAGCAAATTCATTCTAGCAAAAAGAGGAGGAATTAGACTGTCATGAAACAAAGGTACTTAGAAGATTACGGATTTTATCCAGACATAATCGCAACATCTTGCAGCAATAGTCTAAAAATAAAGGATGTAGACTTCCGAGTACCATGTGGCAAATGCCTACAATGTAGAAAAAAAAGAAGATCAGATTGGAGTTTAAGATTAGAACACGAATATCTAGGAAGCGATTCAGCCCTATTTATTACGTTAACATATGGAGACTGGAGTATACCCAGAACAAAAGAAGGTTATTTAACACTTCATAAAAAACATTTACAAGATTATATAAAACGATTAAGAAACGATCACGTAAAATATATAACAAAAGAATTAAAAGTAACTAAAAACCAAGTAAAAGATGTTAGCAAACCTATTAGATATTATTCAGTTGGCGAATACGGTAGTAAAACCAGAAGACCTCATTATCATATGCTTCTCTTTAATTATGATATCGCAAACCTGGCACCAATAACAGACCAATGGAAAAACACAACAACAAATTTAAAACATGGATATGTAGATGTAGGCACAGTTACAGCATCATCAATAAATTATGTAACAAAATATATGTTCAAGGATTGGGGAAAAAAAGACAAACGAGTCAGACCATTTTCTATGATGTCAAAAGGAAGAAAAAATACAGATCACAGTATACTTGGAAGTTTTTATTTAAACAACTATGGAACACACCATAAAGAAACAGAAGACTTAACTACAGCAGATATGAACGGAAATATAAGAAGATTACCAAAAGCATACGTACAAAGATTATTCGAAGACAAAGAAAAAAGACTAGAAATTAGTCAAAGATCATATATAAAACACATAAACAAAAAAGTAAAACAATTTCATAAAGACCTAGATAACAATTATAACGGAGATGTTGTTAACTGGGAAAGATCAAAAGATTCAGACAATCTCCGACAATTAAATAACATAATACAAGCAGAAACACTATGAACGCTATTTACAACAAGAAGCCGAACAAAAACAATTTCGACTTATCACATGAGGTAAAAATGACAGGAAACATGGGAGAACTATACCCTTGTTATATTCAGGATGTCATACCAGGAGACTCATTCAAAGTAAACACACAACAATTAGTAAGATTTAGTCCACTATTAGCACCAATGATGCATAACGTAGACTTCAAATTAGACTATTTCTTCGTACCATATAGAATAGTATGGGATGAATGGAAAGACTTTATTACAGGTGGAGAAGATGGAAACGACCTACCCTCCTACCCAAGAATTAAAATAGATGGAACTACACAAGCACTATTAAGCAAAGGTTCATTGGCAGATTATATGGGAGTACCACCAACAGCATCAACCTCTGGTACAAAAGGTGGAGCATGGAACGATATACAAACAGGTAAAGAACATTACATATCAGCATTACCATTTAGAGCATATCAATTAATACACCACGAATACTTTAGAGACCAAAACGTAGGAGATGAATTCGAACAATTTACAAGTTCAGGAATAACATCGGCAACAGATGCAGTAACAATAATGTCATTAAAAAAATCAAATTGGCAAAAAGATTACTTTACATCAGCATTACCATTTTTACAAAGAGGCGCAGAGGTAACATTGCCATTAGGAAGTACGGCACCAGTTGTTTACGATCAATCAGGTAACGTTACACATATTAGAAATCATTCAACAGGTTCAACACTTGGTACATTTTCATTTGATGGCGCAAGTTCATTAGAAACCGATGCTCATGGTAGATTAAGTGCAGATTTACCAAGTCCTACTTTCTTAGATATTGACAGTTCATCTAATTATAAAGTTGATTTATCATCAGCAACAGGTGCAACAATCAACGAATTAAGAAAAGCATCAGCACTACAACAATGGTTAGAGCTTATGGCAAGAGCTGGTTCAAGATACAGAGAACAAATACACGCTATATTTGGAGAAAGGATCCCAGATTATACAGTACAAATACCAAAATACTTAGGAGGTGGAAAAACACCAATAATGGTATCAGAAATATTAAGTACATACGAAGACAAATCAGTATCAACATCAAGACCAGCCGGAGACATGTACGGACACGCACTAGGATTAGGAGACAATATAGGATTTAGACAATCATTTAACGAACATGGAATTATATTAGGATTATGTAGAATTATTCCTAAAGCATCATATGTACAAGGATTAAACAAATTCTGGCAAAAATTCGACAAGTTTGATCACTACTTCCCACAATTCGCAAATCTAGGAGAACAAGAAGTATATAACAAAGAATTATATATTGAAGGTAACGAAACAGATGATAACCAAATATTCGGATATCAACAACGATATGCAGAGTACAAATATGCAGAAAACAGAGTAGCAGGAGATTTTAGAGATACATTAGCACATTGGGAATTATCAAGAAGATTCGAAAACACAGCACCAGTATTAAATCAATCATTTATAGAATGCGCACCAGACACAAGGATATTTGCAATTACAGAAGCATCAGAAGACAAATGTTGGATAAGCTTATATCACAAAGTAAGTGCACTCAGACCAATACCATACTTTAGTAACCCAAGTTTAACATAAATAAATAAATTAAAAATGAAATTAATTAAAAAAGACGTAGTTTCAGGAACAGAAGACGAAACAACAGAAGTAAAAGACTTCAAACAAAAGTTTCAACAGTATAAAGAAGAGTATATCAAAGACAACAGTTTAGAATCAATGGTATATGAAAACGGTTCAGCCCTAGCACTACTCTACAAAGAAGTATCAAGATTAAATCAGTTATTAACAGCAAATTTACAAACAGATGAACAAAAGAATTAAAGACAAATGGAAAGTACAAGATATTACAGTACAAGAAAACACAGGTGAAATTATTACCAAACCAAATCAGTCAATGTCAGTAAGAGAAATATTATTTAGAAATACACAAGGAATGACATACGACAACTATAAGACACCTTATTACGAGGATCAAGCTACGTTTAGTTCACAAACATTAAATGTTATACAAGACATGGAACCCGTAGAAAAACTACAATACTTAAAGGAAGTTAATAGTCAAGTGAAAGCATTGCAAACAAAAATTTCAGATCACGAACAGGCAAAGCAAGAAGCACTAATATCAGCTCAAACAGAAGCAGTAGTAGAAACACAAACAAAGGAAGAACCAAAATAAAATTGGGTTAGTTAGTTTTGTTTTAAAAAGTCGGTAGAAATATCGGCTTTTTTTTGTGTATTAAGGAGCCATATATATGACTTGATAATATATGGCTCAATGACTATGAAATAGGCAATAAGACAAAAAAAAAGACAAAAAAATTTAAAAAGAGTAGGGGAGAAGTTTTTTTATTACGAAAAAATTATTATATTCGATAAAACGATACACAATTAGCAATTAACATACTATAAATTATAGTTCAAACCAGAGGAAAACGAAAAAAACACGAAAAACACAAATTAACAAATTCATAAAATGATCATTAAAGATATAATATTAAAAAGAAAAGTAACAGGAAATCAAAGAAGTTTATTTGGAATACTAGAAATACATACTAAAAACAACGGGATATTCTATTTCAGCACAGTAGAAAACAATGACAAGAAAATACAGGAAGGTAATTATAATATTACTTACACTCATAGCAATAAGTTTAATAGAGAAACACTACAAATTCACGGAGTACCTAACAGATATGGCATCCGTATACATTCAGCTAATCGTGGAATTGAATTGGAAGGATGTATAGCAATCGGATTAGTAAACCACCAGGAAGAAATACCACAACAAATATTCTTTAGTAGACATGCAGTAACAATGTTAGAAGCAATACTATGTCACGAAGAACACACAATAACAATAAAAGATATAAAACATGGGAAAAAAAATACTATTCAAAATAGCAGA